TTCATTTGTTTGGTCAAGCCAAAAATTATAATCAGCTTCCCCCCATCGCTCACACACTTGAAGTTGATCTCCTCCAAAACCCAAAAAATCAAGCTTTTCATCCATACCACCGATATCAAAAATTGCACTCCTAGGAAACGCCGCCCAATTCCACTCCATATCATTTGGATAACATTCATAAAATGAACCATATTTATCTGTTTTTCTGGGATCATCCCAAACCTTATTAATAGGCTTGCCATATTCATCTAGCTGATCATATTGATCCCCTACACCACTAAACAGCGCACGCTTGCCCTTGTCCACGTATGCCTCCCAAAACTTTTTTATACCCAAAGGTGGAATATAAATGCTATCCTGCAAAGAAACGATAAGCTCACCACGTGCTTTTTTGAACATTCGGTTGTAGGAAAAATTAAGATCCCAATACATGCCTTTTTTAAGTGGCGGATTACCGAGATATGTGTACTTATTGTGTTTTATTCTAGCCTCAAATTTCTTTCTTAATATCTCTGGCCCACATATCAACCACTCAAAATTCTTGTATGTCTGGTTGCTCAAAGATTTATCAACCAGTGCTATCCTGTCTGGCCTTACTGATGGTGTAACTATACTAACTTTAGGCTTTTTCATGAGCTGCTTTTCCCTTCTCTATTAACTTTTGATATATTTTTTTGTCTTTTTCTTGTTCCGCGCCCCCTTCAAGCCCTGCTTCGCTTACAGTTCTTGCCATTTCATGGTAAATCTTGACGCTTTCTATCGTTTTAAAGATATCTTTTACCCTGTAATAATACTCAATATCGCTTGAGTATGTTTTCATCTGCTCTATTAAGTAATCTCTTTCATCTCTAACCTCTTTGGGTACTACAAAAAACGATCCGGCAAGCCCCTCAGTGTATTGGTTTTCTATTACCGGCGAGGTTACAAACCCAGAAACGCACAAATCCTTTAGTTTCCCCTCAGATAAATAAGTATCAGAATTTACAATCATGGTATATTCACCGCTCGATATGCGCCAACCACGGTTTACATTAGCAGTAAAACCCACATTGTTTTTACCGTATATATAAATATCTGAAATATCACGAAGTTTATTGCTAAACTTTCCACCATCCTCAGTAATAATAAGCTCATCAACTTGATCGCGGTATGAAAGAGCGCTGTTGTATGCAATCTCCTCAAGCTCGTTAGTTAATGTATAAGTCATAATAACCATACTTATAGATACTTTTGCCATGTTTTACTCCAATCTATTGTGGGGGGTAGTATATTTTTGACTAAATGCGCTGCGAATGAAGGGATGGGACAGCCAATCTTTAGGCCATTGGCTCTCATGTCTTGCCACATAGGATAATCGGCTATACCATGTTCATACATAAGTCCCTTGTTTTCTTTAATTGTTTTGGCGTTTGTTGCAAATGTAAGTGTCGTTGAGTTTACTTCTCTAAAATGATGATCCGCAATAATCTTAATTTCATACTTGCCGATATGCCTTGGTTCTTCAAAGTAATAGTAATGTTCATCCTGTGGTGTAACAAAATCATATTTATCAAGAGCCGAAACTATTTTAGCCCCAACTTTAGGCATATATAGATAATCATCCTCTTGAAGCATAACTGGCCCATCAAATCCGCTAGCCATATCAAGCTGCATTTGGTATGTACCAAGATTGCTTTGTACCCCCACTTGCCAAACCTCCTTATTAAAAGGGACTTCTTTTTCTATAGTTTTTAAATACTCTGGCGGACAATTGTCCAAGATAAAATACATATCCGGCTTAACATCACTCCACCCTGCTACAAATGAACGTAAACACGTTTTAACTAATGTAAACTTGTCATCGGTAAATGGCGTGTCTTTAGCTTTAACAGGCGATATTCTATAAATTATTTTCATTTAATTATTAAAACTGCTCCATTATTGTGTCCCTCAATTGGTTTAATGGTAAATCCATGTTTCTCACAAAACTCATCAACTGCCTGTGTTACACCAAAAGGATTTCCATAATCATCACAGGCAATAACACTTTTACTTAGTGGTAATACTCCTTCAAGGTCAGCCCATGCGCTTTCGTATGAATGGTCGCCGTCCACATATACCCAATCATACTTATCCAGTCCCTTAAGCACATAAGGGCTTCTGCCGTATAAAATGTTCCACCTGTCGCCATATCTTTTTTTAAACAAATCCGCTTTATCCTTTTCATCATCCAGATCAATAGACAACAAATTACCTTTACACGCCTCAAGATAAGCATAAGCGCTCATACCCCAACAAAAGCCTATTTCAAGCCCTGTTTTAGGTTTTAGTTTTTTAATAACCGCCATTAGTGGTGGTATATACTGGTCAGAATTTAAGTCGTCTGCGAATTTCATACGGCAACACCTCAACCACACTTTTATAAAAAATATTAGGCTCAGTCGGGTGGAAGTTCATCATCTCAGGAGTCCACTTAAGCCATACATTCTCATACCACCCTGGGGTAATCTCATGGCTATGTCCCCATGAGCCAATCTTTTTAAGTAGCTCCTCATTTGTGCGTATATAACTTAAATGGTAAAGCGTAGTTTCGGGTATAAAATAATCAGGATAGTCAATATCTCTAATGTGTCTAAAACGCACGTGGGGTCGCATAGCAATAACCGGCGGACCGTGGTGGCCGTCATAACGTAAGGCTATATAGTCTGGATCTTTAAAATACACATACATACGCTCGCTTTTGTAAACATCTTTGTCTGCTTTTTTCAAATACTTAAGTATTTTTTCAATATCTACCTTTGTATAAAACTCATCAGCATCAACAATAAGGCACCAGTCAAACCCTTTTTTCTCAAAATACTCAAGCCCAACGTGTCGCTGTCCCTCATCCGGTGGAAAATTATCAACCATAACAGTTGCCCCTTTTTGTCTTGCTATCCGCTCGGTTCCATCAGGAGTCAAAGCCTCACCGGCCCACGGCTTTTTACTTACAAGCACCAAATGCTCCACCTCAAACCCCCTAAACTGGTCTATACAAGCCCCAATAAAGCGCTCCTCGTTGTATGCTGGTGTTATTATTCCTACTTTCATTTTCTACCAATTCTTACAAGCTGAACATTGGCTTGCTCTTTTACAATTCCCCAAGGATCAATAACGACACTACCTTCCGGAAATATCATCGCCTCAAAATTCTCATGGTTCACACCAATAAAAAACACTGAAGGCTTAAAAATAGGCTGGACATCAGGGCGCACATGCGGATCATACATCTGACACTCAATACCCCGTTCTTTCAAAATATTTGTCAAAAGAATAGCTGGACTGCCAATTTCAAGGTTTGTACCCCTTTTAAAGGCTGTACCACACATTACAACCGGTAGTCTTGTTTCATTTACCCATGCCTCCAACTTGTCCGCAAGCCACTCTGTGTGCTTTTCCCTTTGCATCATAATATTTTCAAACCAGTCAAAAGGAAGCTTAAGTTTACGGCTTAACCACGAAAGAGCGATATTATCCCTGGGATGACAACCACCACCATCACCCATACCCGCTCGCATGTACTTAGTAGATATAAGCCTTTCGTTTGCTAAAAATAAACCCTCTACTATTTCATCTGCATCAAGGCCCATCTCCTCAGCTACCATGCCAATTGTGTTAGCAAATGATATTTTGCCCGAAATATAGGTATTATATAAAACCTTAATAGCCTCAGCGTGTGCAATACTTGTTTCATAAATCGGCCTGTCATGTATTGTCTTATAAAGGCTTTTGATCTTTTGCGTTGCCTCTTCATCATCACACCCCAAAAGCACAAACTCTGGCTCCTCAAAGTCTTTTCTGGTTGTACCCATGGCAATAAAAAACGGATTATAGCTAAGCTTTATGTGCTTATTTAAAAGAGGTTTTATTTCCCTATCTACAGTACCAGGAAGTACAGTGCTTATTATTACAAGCACAATATCTTTATTTTGCTTGCTGGTTTCCTGTGCAATTTGATTAATAGCTGTTTTAAGTGCCGTGTAGTCAAAATCTACCCTTTCATCGGGCAATCTAGTAACACCCTCATATTTTGGTAAATGTGGTGTCTGCACCGGACAAAAAACAACCTCAGAGTGAGCAATTGTATCTTTAAGAGGTACAACCTTAATCTTGGTGTTTAGCAAAAGTTCAGGTGTACCCTCTTCTCTGTAAGGTATTGATTTTCTCTCTACATACAAAGCCACGTTAGGATCAACATCCGTACCCACAACCTCATGCCCTTTGTTTTCAATAGATAAGGCAACTGGAAGTCCAAGCTTACCCAAACCCACAAATCCGACTTTCATTTATCAATCACCCCCTCATTTAATAGATAATTTCTAATTATTCTTGCGTTTTCATCTAAAATACCGCCGTACTTACCATGAAAATCCTCCTCATATTGAATTTGTGAAGCTGTTTCATCTAACCCCTCACCTGTAACCGAATAATGTCTGTGTTCTATTTCAATTGCAATGTCCTTTGCAATTTCAGCGCGGTTACTTATGTGCTGAACAAAAGAATCGTTTTGTGGGCTAAGAGAAAAATAACCAAAAAGTTTTATCCATTGTCTTGGTACAATGGGAAAAAGATTGTTGTGAGAAGGCTTATATCCATACTGATTACAACGAGGACAAAACACACTAAAACCGCTTTGCTTTTCAATTTCACTGTCCCAACCTTTGGTGTGCATAATAGCATCATCGTTCCACAAAAATAACCAATCCCCCTCCGCCATGTATGAAAGTTTGTTTACGTATTCGTGAAGCCTTGAGTATCCCATGCGTTTAACCAAAAGTATCTTTGTATCAGGATAATTTTTAACAAGATAATTGACCGTTTCCAAATCATCATTATCTACACCCACCAAAAGTTCAAACTCTCCCCGTGCTTTTTCGTATAAAGACCTTAGGCTCGCATCAAGCTTTTCAACACGCCTTCGAGTTGGAAGTATTACAGATACTTTACCCATTGCTTTGCTATTTCTCCCCAAGTTTCCTTTTTAGCTTTCTTTTGGCAATCGGCTCTTAGCTTTTCAACTTCACCGGATTTAATAAGCCTTACAATCTCATTGGCCACCGCCTCTTGGGTTTCGCGGGCATTTGGATCACCCTTAACACGCACGCCATAGTCTTTTTCTTTTAGGGCTGCGTAATCTGTCATTACGGGCACGCAACCCACCAAAGCAGATTCACGAACCGAAATACAATCAATCTCCTCAAAGTCAGTAGCATAGTAGTGTATTGAAGCCTCAGCCTTCTTTTTAAGAAGCTCCTTGTGCCCAATCCTGCCGTGTTCAGTTACCCCTTTTTGATTCATCATATGCACCAGCTCCTCTTTCCACTTCATACGCTCAGGGTTTCCCCTGTGAACTGTGTCAAATAAATTCCAACCGTAATAAATATCAAGTGTGGCTTCCGGTATCTCACGTTTAATAATCGGCCAACCCCAATGAAGCATCCAAAAAAGCCCCCTGTCATAACTTGAGGCATATATCAATTTATAAGGATCGCGCGTCCCCTTAATCTTAATAAAACGCTTATCAACTCCGTTTGTGATAATTTCAATCTTCTCATCTGGTACATGAGGTATTAAATTTCTGTGGTAGCGTGACTTAACCATGATCTTATCCACGTTTTTAAGCCTTTCGGGTGTAAATTCTTTAGGATTTGGTACGTCGTGAAGGTCCAATAATACCCTTTTTGCGCTCCACTTATTATCAAGCTCCCACGGTGCTCTCCAAATAATAAGCGTGTTAAAGTTGTCGTTTCTATTAAACCTGTAAAAATTAAGATACTCAACGCCTCCATAATCACCCTCAATCGCCCCTGGATTTCCATATACGGTAACGTTGTAACCCATTGCCCTCCAATTCTTGGCCAATTGCACAATTGCCGTTTCGCTTCCCCCAAGACCGGTCTTAAGGCTATCAGGCGACCACTCCTCAAAGCTACGCCCTGCCCAGATAACAATAGATTTATCATTCCAGTTTTTGGGTGGGTTAAACTTTTGTCTTATTTGCTCAACATAAGCATTGCCTTCAATTGAAGAAGGCAGAGCATTAAGTAGGGTGCTAATCTTTTCAAGTTCATTTGTTTTGAGAAGTTCCTTTTGCAACGTTTCAACTGCACGGGTTGCCTCTATAAGCTCCTCCAGCCTTTTTGCCCCCATAAGTTTGGTTTTGAACTCCTCGCTTTGCGGTACAATCTTCACAAGCTCCTCCAAAGCCTCAATTGCAAGCTTGGTCTTTTTTCTTCCCATAGCAATCATATACATCGTTTCAAAGTAATGAATCTCGTCATCTATAGGTACTTGGACAATTCCGCTTTTGTGCTCAGGCATTTGTACAAATATGCGCGCATACACCTCAGCATCATCATACTTTTCCTGCAAGGCTAGAGCGTAGGCGAGGTTGATATAAACAGTTCTAATACGCTTAAACTCACCCAGTGCCCTTAAAAATTCTTCCTCTGCACCTTTTGTGTCACCCTCAAACAACTTAATAAGCCCCATATAGTTACGGGCTAAACAACGCTCCTCATCCCAACCAGAGTGCTTTAAATAATCTTTAAAAATCTTGTATGCTTTGTCGTAATCCTCTACATCAAAATAGTTACGAGCTAGGTAGTATTCAGTTCGTGGGTCGTGCTTGTCACCCTCGTTTTTGTAAGTTTCCTCAAGTATCTCAAGATTTCTGGTATTGTTGCGCTCAAATGACTCCTTGGGTGGAAAATGATTTACCTTAACGTCTTTAAAATAGCCATTGTTTGCTTCTCTAGTTGGAATTAACGTTTCGTGAAGGTGCCCTTTCCATTCATAATATCCGCGTCTAACTATACGTTCTCTAGGATGAACAATCTCAACCTTTCCGGTTTGTGGGTTAATTTGATAGTTGTAGTCAAAAAATATTGAAGTAAGTTTTTGCGCATCCATCACCTTAACCATTTCAGGTAGAAGCTCAGCGTTTTGCCATATATCATCCGTGTCACACCAGACAATGTAATCATACTCCTCAGGTACTTGTTTTAAAGCGTAGTTTCTTGCCTTCTCAAAGCTTTTGTCCCATTTATAAAAACTAGTAACTCCTCCATAGTTTTTAATTATTTTTTTAATTTGAGTGTCAGGCTTGTTGGTAGTGGTTACAAATATACCGTCAACGTATTTAGCTATTGAATTTAAACAACGAACTAAAAGCTCTTTTTCCGTATCATCTTTAACAATCATATTGAGCGCAAGTTTGCTCATATGTTTTCCCTTTCCGGCACACTATATTGAGGATAGCGTTTTGCAAATTGCCTCCAAAAATCCACATTATCAAAGTCTGTTAAAAAAAATGACATTAAATCTTTAAGGTCTGCTGGAATTGATACAAGGTGGCGCATGTCTTTACGCTTGTTTGCTCCCCAACGGTTTTTAAGATTTTTTCTTCTTTGAGCCATGGCTTCTTGCCGTTTTTTAGTACCCTCGGGATCACGTTTTTCATAAATCTCTACTAAAAAACTAACTACTTCCCACATGTTTTTGCCACGTATCTTTTGAAGTAGTTTTTCCACGGCCTCATATGCCCATGCTGGATAAACCTTACCATCTGGTCTTACTGCTACTAATTGATCGTCCATTGTTTCAAATTATGCGGGCCAACCCCAGGGGGTAGGGGTTGGCCCAATTAGCTACCTTAACCCCCATTTGTACTAATTTACTTACTCCGTTGCTGCGTAAGAGCGTAGTACCATTCCGCGTGCAGTATCAACTTGTACCGTAGCCTCACCCACAATGTGACCTTTTTGGCTATCGCCTGTCACACCATTAGGTACGTGCTTTGGTCGCCTCAAGTAACCAATCTTACAAAGGTTCTTTCTAATACCCAGAACCTCGCCTCCGTTTCCGTCTGTTGGCATATCTTTGTGTGCACGAACCTCAACCATGGTTCCATAGTCGGATTCAATAACATCCAAAGCTTGCACTAACCGTTTGTCGTCGGCTGGGATTGTTCTTGGGCTAGAAGTTGTAAAGAATGCGGCAACATCACCTTTCCTGCGTCCAGTCATTAAAACAAGATCAACTAAGAACTCGTCTGTCTGGTTCCAAGATTCGGTCATAATGTCGCGAAACTCCTGCTCAGAGAAAGAAGAGGCAGAGGTGCGCGCTGTATAGCGCCCATCAGTTGCCACTATGTTTCTAATACCATCCATCTCACGAGCCACGCCGGATGATCCAGAAGCTTTTGTGCCGCGAAGGATCGCGTACTCAAGTTTGTTTTTCCAACGTCGCATAGCCCAACCCATTTCACGAGCATAAGCGTCTTTAGGAGAAACTTTATTTACCACAACATCAGTTTCAGAGACCGCAAAGACCTCTTTAATGATCTGGGCGATATTGTTTTTCTTTGTTGGAACGCTCAAGTCAGAAAAAGTGTTGTCATCTCCTTCTACTGACGTGCTGTTTGAAGTTGGTCGTGACTGATAGTATTCAGTCCACTCATGGAGTGTTTGACTCACAGGAACATTACCCAAAACAGTGGAAAGATAATTCTGGTCAGGGCTGATGTCAGCTATTCTGTCCAAAAGATCCTCCCTTCGGGTGGTATCCATATAAGTCTGGTGTACTCCTGCTAATTGTGCCATTAATAATCACCTCCCAGCGACGGATTATTCTTCCCAGTTTGAGATAAAGGGGTCTGTAAGTTTGTTAAGCTCGGTTAAAGCGTCCTCATCGCCGCGCCTTGCCCTAGCTCTTAGCTCCTCTACGCGGTCAGGCTCTACATTCATAGTGCCCACCGTTGTTCCCCTTGACTCAATGGTGGCTGCTTCCTTCTGAGCTTGGGTAGCTCGCTCTTCAGTTGCACCCTGTTCCTTGGCTTGTGTACGAATTTCGTCGTATCTTTTTTGCACTTTGTCTGCAATATCTACCAATCTTGGTAAATTCTTGCCCGTAGCAATGGCTCTGTTTCGCTCTAAAACATACTGCGCTTGTACATCTGCGATAAAGCCTTTGTCACGGTTGGTCGATTTAGGATTGAGTGCCGGATATTTCGACCAAGCTTCTAAATCTTCCTGTTGTGCTTTGGCGGCCAGTGCCTCCCGTCTTGCGGCCTGTGCTTCATATCTCGCCTGTTGCACCTCTTGCAAAAAAGCTTGAGTTGCCGGATCAGATTCATCAAACTGTCCTTGCTGTGTCTGCGCTATATATCCGCTTGGGATTTGAGTTTCAGTGACACCTCTTGCAATATTGAGAAAATCAATGTCCTCATCTTGCTCTTCGGCGCGTCCTTCTAACTCCTCTATTTTTTTGCGCATAGCATAGAATGCCTGCTTCTGCTTTTCCGGTTCCTCAGGAAATTCGTCTCCCGAAACGTCTACAGGTTTTTCCTGTGTGTCCTGTGTCTGGTCTTGCTGTTTCGGCTCTTGCGAAGCTTCATTTTCAGATCCTTCAACTTCTGCAGCGGGTTGTTCTGCTGAGGGTTGGACATTCTCCTCTACTCCCTTTTGGTTTTCGTCCATATTTTTAAGAAAGGTATATACACCCCCTCTCTCTGCCCGATACTAGCGGCGTCCTAGCGTCTTTGCCCACTAAAAAAGGCGACGGCGCAACCCACGAATTATCGTGAACTGTAACCGTCGCCTCTAAGTTCTTTAGTAGGTGACTTAACGTATTATATCATAATTGGCTTTTTACCTTCTTTTTAGCCAACTCTTCAACTGTTACACCTAAAAGTCCAAGACCGCATTTTCTACACTCAACACTTGTTGCTGTCTTTTGTATAAACTCATGGTTACAACCAACGGTATTGTATAAAACATCACTATTTAGCCTTAACACCGCTTCTTTACCCTCTCTTGACTTATTAAAAGCTTCGTCTACGCTTTTTACATCCTCACGCTTCATCAATAGCTCCCTTCAAAAACTTATCTACCGCTTTTTGATATTCTTTTTTATTGCTTAAATTGCTTAATGTGTTTATAAGCATAGATAGACAACTAGCCAGTGCGTGAGCATAAACATAACGCTCTTGCCATCCTTTTTCACTGGGCTTGGGAAGTTCCCCTTGTACTGATTGATTTATTAAGGGTAAGGCGTATTCACGCCAGGCATCGGAGTTAAAAAACCCCCTTATTTCAGCTAAATAACGCTCTTCTGTATTTTTTTCAGATTGTTTGCTGGACATTACCTACACCCCCTAAAAATTGATTCGGTGTTGCTTGTTGTTGCATTGGTTGTGGACCTTGCACACCAGGCATTTGTGGCATTCCCATGCCCTGTTGTGCAGCCAGTTCTTCTGGCTCAATAGCTTCAAATAATTGGTCTGCATTTTTAATCTTCAACTTGTCTGCCATAAGCTCAAGGCTTTCTTTGGATTTAAGCCGATATCCCTGCGTTTGCAAATCCTGTTTGTTTTTCTCTGCCATTGCAAAAAAGGTTGCCATCGCCTGCACCTCATCTTGCTCATTTGGTACACCCAGGGTATTAAGATCAACTACAAAGCGATATTGACCAGTTAAGTCTTTTCTGTCTACACTTAAAAAGCCTGTTTTTTCATCGTCATTTAAATTAAGCTTTGGTAACACCTCACCGGCCATATTAACTGGATATAATGGCTTTGCATACTCATCAAGCGCACCGGATTCACGCAATAACTCATAAACCTCTTCAAAAGACACTTCGTAACCCTGTTCCGTCAACTCGTTCATAATAGTTTCAATATAACCATAGCCGTCGCTGGTTAATTCCCACCCGTTTAACCCTTCTTCAATGAAGTGCTCAATTGCGTCACGCCCCGCTACTCTAATTACCTTTTTGTCTGTCAGAAACTGCTGATCCATACTCCACCACAATGAATAAACCTTTTGAATTGCTGCTGATAGAAATATCTTGTTTAAGTTGTCGCGCGATCCGCGCTGAAGAGCCAAATCTTTTATTTCTGTGGCGGTTTTATTTGTAGCCAATGCCGCTAAATTGCTTGAATCTGCTGCTGTGTCGCCCATAGACTCATTAAACGTGGTATTGAGTAGTTTATATGCCTCTACAAAGTTTCTGGTAAATGTAATTGCTCCCTCAAGCCTTACCATGTCGGTTTGTGGATTATTCATAATCCAGGCGGCTCTAGGTTTAAACTCAATTGTTTTCCAATCAACATTGGTGGGGTGGGCTTTCATAATCGGGTAAAGCTCTGTGCTTACCGCCTCAATAAAGCCGGAGGTAAGAGCGTTTATTGCTTTTTGGCTACTTCTTCCTGGCTCAAGCTCGCTAACACCGTATATGTCATCATCAATTGGAATATAGACAAGCCTTACAATCGGTAAAAGTCCATGTTTATATGGGTTTTTAGTTACACGGATAACTAAACCAAGCCCCGCCTCATCATCTCCTCCCACATCAGGAAGCCACGTAATCCATTTGTCTCTCATGTATGTAGTAACAACCCTAAACGGTGTTTGCTTGCCTGAACCGCTTCTTTTGTTATCTAACCCACGAAGCGTGGCGTTTCTTGAATCGTAATTGTCTGTTACTGTATTTTGCTTAATACCTCGAAGCTTGTCCAAACCCATATATGCTGGCTTACCGCTATTGGCCTCACTTACTTCATTTATGGTTTCTAGCTCCTCTAAAGTAATTTCGCGCTCAAGGTGAAAATAATCTGAATCACTAATAGATACCGCCCCAGGCTGCGTGTAACATTTTCTATTGTCTAGGGTTTCAAAAATAGGCCCATCAAACACTATTTTTCCGTTTTTGACCTCTTTGCGCCAGGCCACAAGCCCAAATCCCGCTCCATATTTCCTGGCGTTTTGAGATAATCTAAAAAACTTGGCAATCAAAGGTTCTTCAAAATACTCATCGTGCTCATCATACTGGCTGCTCAAAAGCTCCGTACCTATTCGTGCCCCCAGAGGGTTGCCATATTGCCCCTCAACCAATTTTCCCTTAACTTTTCCGGTAATAAGGCGTGTATCCTTGCCGTAAATAGACTTAAATGCCAGAGGAATGAAAATTTTTGTGTTAAAAGGCCATTTACTGGAATCTATATGGCTTCTATATAAATTGTCATACTCATCAAAGCCCTGTGTTTTGTGAGTAACCCGCTGGTTTTGCTCCGATTTTGCTTCGTCAAAAGCTGTGCGTACTCTTTTTAAGAGGGCACTATAATCTTGAGTTTTTTCTTTTTTATTTTTCTTTGCTTTTGCCATTTTTTACCACAAAAAAAGACCGTCCAAAAATAGGACGGCCGAAAGTTCTTTTCTTGCCTTAATGCATTATATCATACCCGCACTTTTGGTAAAGTCTTACTAATTTCAGTTTCTTTAATTGTTCTCAATACGCTCTCAATCTTGGTAAGCCTTCCGTTAAACACTGATATTTGCACATTTCCATATCCATGTCTTTTTACTGCGCGTAAGTTATATACCATATCAACAACATCATCCATATCGATATTAAATTTTTCAAGCATATCCATAAACTGTGACATTTCAGGAAATACCGTTTCTAGCCATTGTTGAGCAAGGTCTTTATTGTGCTTTGCTTCCTCTAAATAATTATATTCCGAGGTCTTGGTCTTGGATGTTTTTTGTCTTTTGGACATAGGACAGGTAACCTCCTTTCTCTCCTAATGGCTCGTTTGCTTGTTGATAAAGTTGCCAAACAATAGCAAGGCTCATTACAAGATCGTCATGCGTTCCAGATTCCGCTTGGGCTTTAACCGAGGCGGTGGTTCTTACCACCACAAATGAATACAACTCTTCAATCGTGGGTTTATCATATATGGTTAAAACCATATTATCTATTGCCTCTTTAAGCTGTGATAGCATTGCTGGGCGTGTAGCTGTATTTGTGTTCCATCCATATTGTACCGACTCTGGCGGATTCTCACGTCCCACGGTTGGCATTTTAAAAAGTTCAAACTTCCCCAACCGGTTCATTGAAGCTAGCCTGTCCATTTCAAATGTACCACCAGCATTTCTTTCATATGCAACGACGGGTCTTTTACCTGTAATATCATTAATTTTTTCAAGGACCGGATAAAGCGCATTGGTCATCTCTGTTGCTATGGTTTTACTGTGATACACAAGCGGTACGTCAAGGTTTGTTTTTGATAAAAATTGTGCTGCTGAATAATCCCCAAGCCCGCTTGAAGTATCAGCTGCCACCAATATGAATTCACCTGGTTGAAAATCCCTATACTTGCGCCACATAATCCTCTCTTGCATTGTCTAAATACCACTTTAGTGCGTCTGCGCTAAAAAACATTTCACCGGATGATAAAAAAGCCTCTGTGTCTGTTTCTGGATACTCTTGAGGGAACATCTCACGTAATTCTTTTTTCTTTTCTTCCAAAAATTCTTTGGGATAAAAATCACTTGCTTTATAAAACAAGGGCTTGAAATTACGCTCACCAAGCTTGCACTCATCCCAAAAGGTTTTAAAGTAACCATAACCATTAGCTGTAGTTTCAATAATAACTCTACCCACAGGCACAACGGCTTGCATTGCGCCCGCAATTAACTTGTCAAAATGAAGATAAAATGCCGCCTCCGAAAAATGAAGGTTTGTAATGGTTTTACTTCTTCCAAAATCCGTATTGTCTGCTGTTCCTATGGTGTAGCGTGAATTAGTCGCCTCGTTAAAAAGCTCATACTTGCTATTATATTTTAGCGGCACCGGCGTACCAACCACATCCTCATAACTTTTAATATAAAACTTAACCCGATCAAGCAGTTCCGTTGCATTATCTGATATATCAGCCACGATCACGTTTCTTTGGTTTTCTTTAAGCAAAAAGTCTGCCGTAAAAAGTGCAAGGATAAGGCTAGAAAATCCTTGCTGTCTTGCCTTCAAAATTACATCTCGCCCTGTAGCGTCATCAAGTAAATATTTATTCTGTATATCATTTAATATGAAGGGTGCAATCTCGCTTTCCTTGTTGACAAGTTTAAGCCTACCCTCTATAAACTTTTTATATCCCGAATTCTTTTCGTTCATTTTCTACAACTTTATTAAAATTTATCTGCACGGCAGTATCCACACGACCCTTCCTTGAATCCTTTAGCTTTATATACCAATCAGCAAGCTCTTTAAACTCAGCTTGTGGTATCTTATGTTCTAGTTGTGAAAGCGTCTTGGCTGATAAATTTAACTCCTTTTGATCTATAAGCACCTTTACATCCTGGACAAATTTTTCCCATGTTTCTGGGGTTTCTTTGTTTGTATATCTCCAGGCTGTTTTGTAAGATATTCCCAGCATGTCGGCAATTTCTTCTAATTTATAATCTAATTGTTTTAACGCCTTAGCCGTAGCCACCTTAACAGGCAGCTTCATTTCTTTTTTTTGCGGTTTAGTTTTTTTACTCATTCCAGCTTATCCTTCCAAAATTCAATAAACTTTTCTGTTTGCTGTTTGTAAAAATCTTCAAATTCATCCGTTGGTTTATTTTGCTTCCAATACACATATAGCACATTTCTGATTCTTGTGCCTTGGCTTTTGTTTTCAAGCTCGCCTGATATTTTAACTTCTGGTGCATTTGGTGCATCTTTGGGAACAATCAAAATATCGCACACCTCGTTTTGTAAATCAAAAAACAAAGCCTTCTCACTAGCAGTCAACTCTGGCGAGTGACAAATAAAACTTATGCCACGGTCCGCCAGCGCCCTTATTCCTCGTATTTGTACTTCGCTTTTAATGGCTTTCACTCTCCCACCAGCCTTTCAAAGGTTGCCATATCCATAGCCACAAGTGTTTTTTTAGTACCCTTCCAACGTGCAATACCAATGGGTATACCGTTTTTATTCTGGCTTGCCTCATCCCATGCTTTAACCAAGTTAGGGGCTTTACCAGCTTTACACTGGATCATATATGGCGGGGCAAACACATCTACCGGATCATGCGCCGAAAATTGATCGCTCCAATTGCGTTTTGCGTCAAAGCCTAGAGCCTTCATTCTACGTGTTATTTCGCGCTCAAAGCTTTTCCAGTGGGAATATTTACTCATTTGGTTTTGGTTAAATCCCTTTCTCTAATTGCAAAAGGTTTACCTGTTTCCCACTCGATTAATACTGGTGTGTAATGTCCGTCTTTTTTCA